CTCTTCTGCTTTAGGGAACTGGCTTACCTTGCCAGTCCAGCCAATGCGAGAGAGTGCAGTATCTTTCAGGAACAAACCACATTGTGATTTGTCGTTGAGGATCTGGGCGTTAACCAGATCGCGCATTTCACCTTGATACCTTTCAGTATTGAGGTAACGGTCAAGAACAGACATTACAGTCGAGTAGTTGGACGGTCCTCAGAACAGGAGTTGCACCTGAACAGCAGAGCCTGGTTGCTTTGCTGGCACTGACCTGAGGATGAAAGGCTGCAGGCGGAGTGACTGCAACCGGTGTTCACCAACCAACAGTAGTCTGGCTAGGGCTGTGTGAACCGCAACTATTGATCAGATCATTTTATCAAAAGGGAATGTCATCCGTGCTACCAGTCGGCACTGTTGGTGTGTCCTGCTGCAGTGGTGGCAACTGAACTGCTGACTGATAGGGCTCAGCAACCACACCAGCTGGAGACTCAAATCGATTACCCGTGTTAATGGCCCTCATTTCGTTTTGCTCCTCTTTCTTTTTATTTTTTCCAAAGAAAGCGTAGGTGCCACTCTTGACGCGGACCTGATACATGCCGCGCTGTTGACCATCTGGAGTCGTCCAAGTGTTGTAGCGGAGTGCACCAGTCACAGCCATCTGGCGTCCGACATGGAGGTTATTGATCATGCGCTTGGCATCATCACCCCATGCTTCCATCCGGAAGGAAAGGCTGTCATCCCAGGTGTGACCAAGGATTTGCTGCGCTGGCGCTGAACACATCAACGAGAATGTGAACAGATCTTCACGGTTCTGCTCTGGGATGAAGCCAACGCCACCAGCCAAGTTGACTTGGTTGACGACTAGGTTAGGTGGTGCGACTTGGAACAGCTGATTGGGTACCAGGTACATTTTGTAGTCCTGGCGATTTGGATAAAGCCGACCGCTGATCAGCAGTGTTGCCCCTGGCTGAAACACATCAAAGGTTTCACCTGCTGCTTTGTTTGGTACAACAAGCAAAGGAACTTGTGCACCGGCGTTACCGACTTTAGGAAGATTGACTTGCACAAAACGCAAGCCGTTATCCATGAATTTTTCACCGGCATAAATGCCAGTGGCCAGAAGAGTGTTCATGACTAGGAAGTTGGATCAATAGTGTGATACTCTACCCCGGCTTCAGCAAGAAGTTTGCTGGCCAAGATGAAGTTTTCTAACCAACGCTCAGGGATTTGGGCACCACCATCCACATAGATGGCATTAATGCCTGCGTTGATAAGTACAGCAGCACAGCGAGAGCATGGATTGAAAGTAATGTAAGCATTAGCGCCTTCAGTACTAACACCATGGAGTGCAGCAGTTGTAACGGCATTAACTTCAGCATGAACTGTGATTTCATACTTCTGTTCCCGATCAATAAGACGGTTTAAATCATCACTAATGTTTTTAGGGAAGCCATTATATCCAACACTTAAAACCTTTTTCTTATTTGTTAGAACACAACCAACTTGAGTGGATGGATCTTTACTCCAGCTAGCAACTTGCCTTGCTAAAAGTGTAAAGCGTTGGTGCCATTTATGTTCTTCAGCATTCATATGTTCTTTGCAAATGCTGCTTCAAGACGATCCAGGATGGCATCTTCAACAGCCACCTGGCGCGTAATGAGAACAGAGATGAGATCACTGAGATCATCACTCATAAATTGCAGCTCCTCCATGCTCATGTCGTGGAGAGAGGCTTTGATGTCGCGGATGCGTTGGGGTTCCATGAAGTGGTGAGCACCGGGTGCACTGTACTGAGGTTTAGTAGAATAGCAAGAGAAGAAATGTTTAAGTTATGGTCACTTACTTTCAGGACACCCTGTTTTTCAATGCCGGTGCGTTAACAGCACCTGGTACAACGACTCCCGTTGAGGTGTTCTTAAACAACTTATTTTCTACTAGTGACTATGCTTTAGTAGTAACCGTTACTGATATCAATACCAATGTTGTTGTTCGTTTAGATGGCAGCATTGACGGTACCAATTATGGTCCGCTGATTTCTAATACGATTACAGCAAATGGAACGTATGTTTATAATATTACCGGCTGCCCGATGAAGTATATCCGTGGCAACTTCCTGTCTGAATCCGGCGGCACCAGTGCTGTTGTAACCATTAGCTTCTCTGCACGTTAATCTGTGGCTACTGTAATTGAAAGTGATCTAAATCGTTACGAAGTTGTTAAGGTACTCAATCCTGATGATCAGGTATTGAATGTTTCAGTTACAACTCCTTTAACAGGTAATCCACCTTTATCCGTTGATGCATTTGGTCGTCAACGTGTTTCAAATCCTTTAACACTGTTTGATTCCAGCCATCGCTATGCAGACAATGGTTTGTGGGCAACATCAACAGCATCAGGTGGTTCTGCAACATTTAATGCTAACCAAGGTTTAGTTGATCTGGCAGTTAACACAACTTCTGGATCAAAAGTTTATCGTGAAACATATAAAGTATTTGCTTATCAACCTGGCAAATCTTTACTTGTCTTTAATACTTTTGTTTTTAATGCTGCCAAGACAGGATTACGTCAACGTGTAGGTTACTTCGGTACAAACAATGGAATCTACCTGGAGCAAGACGGATCTTCAATTTACTTTGTTAAACGTTCTTTAGTTACTGGTTCAGTTGTTAATACACGTGTAGCTAAAGCTGATTGGAATGTGGACCCTCTGGACGGGACTGGTCCTTCTAAGTTAACTTTAGATCTGACAAAAGCTCAGATTCTTTTTAGTGATATTGAATGGTTAGGTGTTGGTACTGTTCGAGTTGGTTTTGTAATTGATGGTAAGTTTATTCACTGTCATTCTTTTCATCATGCCAACATACTTGATAGTACCTATATAACAACAGCATGTTTACCACTGCGCTACGAGATCGAGAATACAGATACAACTGCAAGCAGCAGCACGCTTAAGCAGGTTTGTTCCACTGTTATCTCAGAAGGTGGTTATGAATTGCGTGGTGCACAGCAAGCTGTTCATACTCCTATTGCTACGCCATATGATTTAACAAATGTTTCTACGGATTATCCTGTTATCTCAATTCGTTTAAAGGCATCACCTGATCGTTTAGATGCCATTGTTATTTTGAGTGCTTTATCAGTGATGGGCATTACTAACAATGCTAATTATCGCTGGGAAGTTATTCAAGGAGGCACAACAACTGGTGGAACTTGGGTAAGTGGCGGCACTAATTCTGCTGTTGAATACAGCTTAACTGGAACAAGTTTTACAGGTGGTCGTGTTCTTGCATCCGGTTTTACTAACGGAAGTAACCAAGGATCTTTCCCGGTTGAAATTTTAAAAGAAGCTTTATTTACATTCCAATTAGAAAGAGATTCTTTTACTTCTACTCCATTAGAAATAACATTACTGGTAGAGACTGCCTCTGCTGGAGCAGATGTATTAGCTTCTCTTGATTGGGAAGAGATTAGTAGGTAAATAGATTAGAGTAAAGATAAGAGGTAACCATTATGGCTAAAGCTAAGAAAAAGAAAGCAACTGCAAAGCAGAATGCTAAACAGAACAATGGCAATGCTGTTGCACGCAAAGCCAAAAATGGTGGCAAGAAAAAGTAGAACTGTTTCAACCACAGTTATTGTTAGGATCTTTATTCTTTTCTGGTCAGCTGCCTTGTTAACACTGGGCTATGCAGGCAAGTTAAGTAAGATGGATCCTACATTTGTTGCTGCAGTCTTCACCTCTACCCTGGCGTCATTCGGTATTGATGCTCAGGCCAAGCAGAATGCTTTAGCCAAACCCACGGCCCGCACGTACAAACCGATAAATCGTAAGAGCAATACTACCAAAGCCAGCTAATAAAGGACCAATCCTTTTAACATAATTGTTTAGCTTTTCTTCTAAAGGTAAGCGATCAAAAGTATAAGTATTTTTTAAAGAACGGACATACTCCCAGAGGGGAAGTTGTACATCAGGAGGTACAACAGGATTAAGCCAAGCACTAACTTTCTCTTCTTTATCTTCTACAAGGAACGTATCATTGTAGATTCTTATACGCTGTATGTTATATTCTCCAGTATAGTCAACTTTTTTATCGCCGATCTGATCTGCAACCCAGAAGGTTACATCAACTTGGACCCGTTGCCGTGGTGCCTGCAGGAAAGTCATATCTAATTCAACATCACCATTGTGAATTGAGTAGGGTTTAGTGACACCGTTAATACAGATCTGAATTGCCCCTGGATATAAACTGCTTTTTGTAGGAAACTCTTTACAAGTTAGAGGCTTTGCCATTAACCATGTAGTCCTGGTGAGTACAAAGTAAGGACCAAAGATTAATGTTGTTACAAGTGCACCGACAATTAAGATCTTATTCTTATTTCTACGGATGAGATTTTCTATCTCATCTTTAATGTCTTGTGCCTTACCAGAATGGAAGACAACAAGATTCCTAAGGGCATAAAGCCTGCGGCGAAAGCCTAGTTCATATTGGTTTTCTTCTGCAGCAAGAATGATTTTATCAATCTTCTGCAGTATTACAACGTGATCCGTGTCAATACTTTGCTGGTTTGGCACGGCTAAATTATTGAAGCTGTTATTCTATTTTAATGAGTTTCTTGCCAATTCTTACCAGTTCGGGCTTCACCTGTTAATGGACATTTAAGCTGGAAGTATTCACCTGACTTACGGAAAGAATCAATAGCTAACTTGATATACAGATCAACATATTCAGGTTTAACTAAGGACTGATATTCATCATGGACGTGTGCTACAAATCCCCAGTCCTTAGCAAAAACTAATCCTTCATTAGTGAGATCATCGTACAGAATTGTTGTTGCTTTCTTTACTGCGATAGCTCCTGTGGATTGCAGAAGCTGGTTGAGGGCAGAATGTTTAGAGCGAATCTGTAACCGGCGCCCATCAATACCAGTGAGATAGCCACGTTGCGTAATGCGATCTTCGATGAGATCTTTAAGCTTCTTGATAGCAGGTAGATTGCTATAGAACGTATCAATAGTTTTCTTACCCTGCTTGTACTGGGTATCGACACTTTCGTCAGGAGATATAATGGATCCAGTCTTTTTTGCGCCGCCACCATACAAGATGCAATAAATAAGCCGCTTTGAAAGATCACGGGTAGCTTTGCTGATCTCACCTACACCATCGTAGATACCAAACAGTTTGGCATTATATGTGTGGATATCAAAACCTTCTGTACTAACTAGCCTGGCGTACTCACCATCATCAAAGTAAGCAAGCCAGGAACCTAGCGCCCTGAGTTCGAGTCCAGAAGCATCAGCACCAACCAGCAGCCAATCATCAGGAGCATAAAACAGAGCCCTGCACTCAGCTCCAAAAGCGTGACCAACACTGGGGACTTGAGCCATATTGGGCCGCTTGTGGCTGCATCTGCCGCTAATGCAAGCGTTAGTAATAACTTCGCCATGAATACGGCCATCGTTATAAATCCTGCAATGCTTTAGCCATGCTTCTTTCCCTTCAGCAATTTGGCCAAGCCTTTTATTAAAGAGCTGATACTCAGCGAGGAGCTTAGCTTCTGGATACTTCTGACCAAGGATTTCCAGAACATCATCGTCCACTTTTGGCTTGCCTTTCTCCGTGGATTCAAATGTAATTTCTGGATACTTAGCAGTAAGTCGTTGCGATATCTGTGTCCTGGAAGCAGGGTTGAATACCGTAACCTCCGTTTTAAGTTGTTTGCCAGTCTTTTCCGACCAGCGTTCCTTCTCGATTGGCGGGAAGGTTGTTTGCAGTTCATCCTCAAGCTCAGAGCGTCGAGCTTTGAGCGTGTTGACCAACGCATAGGCTGCCTTTTCATTGAAGGGAAACCCAAATGCTTCCTGCTGTGCCATGACTAAAGCAAATTCATGCTCTAGTTCTAAACACCTGGGATCCAGCTGTTGGCAGGAAAGATATTCATATAGTCTAGTCGATACTTCTACGTCACCTTCACAATATGTTTGCATTGTTGGCGACCATTTCTCCCATACATTCTCTACTTCATCATTATCTTTTTTACTTTCTTCTTTGAAGTTAATCTTACTGACGCCAAGGCGCTCACCCCAGGCGGCAAGGCTGTGACGACCGAAATATTGACGTGGGATATGGGAGAACTTAGCAGCGTCAACAGGCTCCATCTCAGGGCACATAACCCTGCTGACAACTAGCGTGTCATAGTATTGAACAGTAGATTTTAATTGGAACCTTGGGTATATTTTTTTGATAGCAGGTATATCAAACTTGATAACATTATGACCAACGATTAATGTTGCTTCTCTTATGAAATCAAGTGCCATCTCTAGGCTGTGATAGCCAAGTAGATCGGCACAGCTGATGATATTACCAGTATCTAAATCACGTAGCACGATGCAATGAATTGTGTCCATTGCTGGCAACAATCCATTACTCTCAAGGTCCAATACTAATCTCATATTGGGATTACCTTAGAAGAATTTTTTATAGAGTCGAGCTACGTTAACAATCTCAAGGTTGCCTGCCAGGTCTTTGGCCTGAAGCATTTGTGAAACATTCTTTGCTTCTGTCAGGTCCGGCAAGCACATTGCTTTGTTTAGTATCTTCGTACTACTTACATCTTGTAAGTGAACGCCGTCCTTCCCTGGCGTCAGACATAACACCTGGGATAGATCGTAATTGCAAAGGACATAGCCACGTTGCATTGGATCACCCCTGCATCTGTTCAGGAATGGCACGCATCAGGAAGATATCCAGTGCAATATGCAGCAGCATCGGTGCCATGATCAGGGACTTACTAGGCAGACCACCAAAGAGAGAAGCCAGTTTGTCAGAGAGATCTGTTTTATGTAGCTCTTGAAATTCAATAGAGAACATGTGAGCTATGCTGAGCAAGAAGTCTTCCAGATCTTCGTCAGCGTTCTTGAGGCGCTCTACAATTTCCCATAGTTCTGGATCCTTTTGAATAATATCAAGTAGATCGTCCATACCATGACCTATAAAGTATGCCGCAAGCGTAGCACCAGTACTTTTAAGATCAATGATCAATATTGTAAAATCTTTTTTACGCCATTAAAACCTTGGAATGGCGACTACTGGATCTGGGATATAGGTTTTGCTGTTAGCAAATCTAAACGTCAGCTAAATGATTGGTATGCAAAAAAGAAAAACAAACGCACAAAGAAACTAACCAGTCAGCTGACAGGTAAAGGAGGAATCAGAACCTTAACGGAAGGATTACGTACTGTTCTAAAGATGCGCTGGACATTAGAGCCTGGCGATTGTCTATTTCTTGATTGTGAATCCTGTGAACCAGAGAAGCAGTTCAGAGCTTACTGCCGTTGGTTAAAGGATCATCCGGACTGGCGTGTTGATGTAGAGGGTAAAAGGTTTTGGTGGCACCGCCCGCCTTATGCAGATGATCCTTTGTATGAACTAGGCAGAATTATTCCAAAGGTTCCGGAAGATCTGCTAGCTCCCGTGGTGGACGCAAACTATTTTCAATCGTTTCTATTTGATCCGTTTCCTGGAGTCCTTGAAGATATGCTTGGATCCATGGCTCAAACACACTGTCAATCAGACCAGGCTCAATGACATTACAGAGCTGGTAGTAACCAGAACGTAGGGACTCAATGGAATCTGCATCACCCACCTGTAGGAGGTGATCAAACATGGCAGCAAGCCAGCGGTTAGGTTCACGCCTGGGGTCAAGCAGTTGGGTCATATCCGGTTCTGTGGCTCCGTATCAGAAAGCATACTGGCCACTATAAACGATAGGTTAACAATAACAAGGTAACCAACCGGAAGATTAAAGTTAAACAGAAAGATAATATTGATTAAAAGCCAGAGCAGAAAAACAAGTGTAGAGGTCATTCAATTTCAATAATGACACGACGAAGACAGCCGCGACTGTCACGTTGAGCGTAGACAACAAATTCACCATCTCCAACTTCAGTATCAACAGAAGTAAACAGATTCCAATTAGGAAGCTGAACAGTATCTGTAGCCGATACTTCGAGATAAGATGGATCAACAAGAGCGATTGAACCGGAATCACAGGCAACTCTCCCTATGATTTTTGGTTTTGATAATACAGCCATGGTAGGTTTTTGTAAAGCACATAGAACCTATTATACCAAGGGGCCGTAGAAGAACTACGCCAGGCCCTGGGGAGCAGAAGTTTTTGTAGTTTCCTTCTGCTGGTAAGTGAACAGCCCTGCCGTGTAGCTATCGGTGGGGCTGCGCCCCAATCTTAATGCTAATTTAAGAAGTAATGTTACCCGATAAGCTGTAACAATTACTACATTTATATACAGTTAATTGTATGTGGCAAGTGCCATGACTCAATTAACTTATCGCGGTGTTTCTTATAACAAAGAAGAGGAAGCACTCAAGAATCGTAACTGGTGGAACCTTGCTCACCGACCCACGTTGTGGTTGAGCTATCGCGGTGAGAAGTATCGTCCTATCCAGACTGGCGGACTGTTGTAACAGTAGAGGATCCCGTTCACGGGTTTTAAATAAGGGTCGGCCCTTATTCCTCTATCTGCTTCATCGTTGACATCACAGCTTCCACTCTGTGATATCGACACCCAGTAGCGCTACTGGACGGTCTGATCAGAACCAGTGAAATTATAAAAGAAATGTGTTCTAGTATGCAAGCTCCACTTATTTTTGTGGAGCGTTACCCGCAGCTCAGATGTGGTTAAGGTCAGAGCCTCGAGAAGCCTGACTGAATCTGAGAAGAGTTGTGCCCCTAGGACTTCCACTCCTGGGGACACATCTTCTTGTGTAAGAGGTTGGCCGGTGGCGGGTCCTCAGCTATAGTATTTGGATTTAGAGAAATGGACAAACTACAAATCCTACAAGAGTATTTAGAGCTTGATCCCAAAGTGCCTAGCGGTCTTCGGTGGAAAAAATCTACTAGTAATTCTATTAAAGTTGGAAACCCCGCTGGAAGCTGTGATTCCCGTGGCTACTATAAACTGCAATTACTTGGTCATCATTATAAATGTCATCGAATTATACTTCTACTTAATAATATTTTTCCACCAGAAGGTTATACTCAAGTAGATCACATTGATCGCAACCCAAGCAATAATTTAATATCAAATCTTAGATGGGCGACTCCATCACTTAATACAAGAAACTGCAAGGTAACCGGAGAAATACCATATCGATATGTAAGGCGCAAAAAATCTGGACGTTTTGAATCACAATATAAACATCCAATAACAAAAGAAAAGATTTATGTTGGTGTTTATGTTGAAGCAACAATAGCTTACAAGGAAGCACTAGCACACAGGCTAGAAAATCATTGGATCTAATAGGGGTGGCCGGTGACCAGGGCTCACGCACCACTGGCCTCGCTGCAGCCGGCCGCTACAGACGCCTAGAGCTTTAATAAAGATCTAGAACGTCATACTAGCAGCGCCTCCCGGGGTGCCGTGGCTGCCTGCTGGTGTTGATCCACCGTCTTAATGATCTCTTCATAGGCACGGAAGATCCGGTCACCTGACTTGAGGAGATCTGCTACCACATCATCAGACGCAGTGTTGTGAGAAATAATATAAGTAAAGCTCCGACTACCAAGATCCACGCCGTAGTAAGAGCAAACAAGATAAGCAACTGACTCTGCTTCCAATTCTTTGATGGAGGAGGAGTCATGTTCCTGATACTCATCACGGTTGTGAAGGATGGCATGTCCCAACTCATGAGCCATGACACTGACTGCTGTGATCTCATTGAGTTCACTGCTGATCTCAATCTTGCTGGCGCGGCCCTGATTAGCAAACCAGCAGCGGCCTAGTGCAGAACCAAGATCAGTTGCAGAACAACGCTGCACCTCAACGCTACGGCGTTTAGCAACGGCAACCATACCATCCATGACATGAGAGGAAATGTCTCCCTCTAGCTGTGCCATCATGGTGCTGGTGTCTGGTTCAGGGATTGGATCTCCCTCTGTTTGATGATGGTCGTAAACTTTAACGCCACGGAAACGAATCGGTATTTGTTCGGCGCTACCGTCTGCACGCCGGATAACCTGACCGCTATCGTCAGTTTTATTAATCAAGATTGGCGCCAAGATCCAGATCGGATTGGTAAATTCACCCTTCTTAAGTTGCCGATTAAACTTCTCGTTCCACTTACGAATGCCCGCAACAAATGGGCTGAACGACCAGCCACGCTTGTGTTGCGCCATCATAATGAGGAGCTTGTTGTTGAAACTATAGTCATGTATGCACCTGATAGCAGAAAGAAAGCCGGTCCAATCCTTAGAATCAAGAACAGATTGAATGCCATCCTTCAAAGCTTCAAGAGCTTTTTCTGGAACCTTTGGTAGTTTGTTGTCCATCGTGGTGTGTGCAAATACGTTTTTTAATTGACAAATTTTTCAACAGCGCTTATTGCTTCTTCCTCTGATTTAAAGTTACCTAAAAACTTACGTTTACCTTCTATACGAGGGCCTCTTGCTTTCCAAACATTATTTGAACGGTCATAGTAAACATATTTACAAGATTTGTACCTCTGACAGTTTTTAGTATTTTCAGATTGTGTTATTTGACGCAAGTTTTCTATTTTGTTATTTGAAGGGTTATTATCTTTGTGATCAATAACTAAATTTTTATCAAGATTATTACCATGCCAAACCCATATCAAACGATGAAGAAGATATTGACAATTCTCAAAGCAAACTTGATAGTATCCGTCTGCTCTTAAAATACCTATGGATTTATTTGTTTCTTTACATATCAAAAATCCGTCTTTGTAATCAAATCGTTCTTTTAATTCTTTAGTTGAAGGACATTTTTTCCGAAAATCAGGGTTAAAAGTCATAGTAGAAACTAAAACAACCTGGGACTTATCCTTACGGTGCCCAGGTCATCAAAAGATTGTTGATTGTTTATACTTTATTCTTTCTGGAACATGCTCTAATGCCTGGCGGATAATCCTGAGTGACGTTGTGTACTCACGAGTATCTGGCTGGCCATAGACTAGGTTTAACCAGTGAGCTAAAGCAAGATCCTTGAGGTTGTCATCCTCCATGACCCAGCAGCAGGGGGCTGATCTATCCTAGATAACCCAGTCGTTAGTGCCGCCTAAGGCTTCAGCAATCGTTGGGAACTGCCCACAAAAGATCTGCTTGGCATCCTTAGCGATCTGCATGTGCTCCATCTGGGTGCCATGCTTTTCACGTAGGGCAATGTAGGTAATCCAGGAACGGAGTGAACCGTTCATGTAAATACGGGTTGGAGATGCGAGAGGAAGAATGCTACGTGCACATTCCTTAGCTACACCACTGCTGACCATCTCTTGGTAGAGATGCTCAGCTTCTTCAAAGAGTGTACTGATGCGCCTGTAGTACTTGCCAGTCAGCTCAGCATCGAGATCATCGATGGAGTTCTGCCTGTTCTTTGTATCCTGGCGGCGCAGATGCGGCACATAGGTTGAACCTAATAGATTGATATCTGCGTAGCGCTGACTGAATTCCTGGAAGGAAAAAGAACGGTGGCGAATAATCTGCGCAGAGATCGCACGTGTTGTGTGGATCTCTAGGCACATGTTCGCCATTTCAAATGGAGACCAGTGAGCGTGTTTGATCAGATACTGAAGCAACTTAGGAGCAGTCTCCATGTTGTTCTCATTGGCTGGCGCCGAAACGCGAGCCATCTTTGTGATCAATGCTTCAGCATCTGGCGTTGACCAAACCAGTTCAACAATGCTCATTGTTCTGTTAGTTGATTGTCAACCAGCATACAAGAAAGACAGGAAACTAAATGTTCAATGTCTTTCTTTTTTAAGAAATCAAATGTAACAACAAGAGATCCACTGCAGATCGAGAATGAATACTCATCTGCTAGTACATCAAAAAATCCTGTTGCTTGGATCGGAGGTTCCATTAACACTCCTCGTGTTCAAACACAAGACGCTGACTGGCATGATCACTGGGACGGACTGCTCCATCCCAAAGAACTTGTACCCATTTACGCTTGTAACCTTTGCCATCTTCTTTAATGAAGACTGCTTTAACTTCTCCTAGCCTGGAGGGAAAGACAACATGAGGTTTGCTGTTGGGTGATAGTGGACCACCCATTCCTTTCTTGTTGTACTTAACCCGATCACCGGGTTTGAACTCACGCCGTGCTTTACCGCTCATAATTTAAGGATAATAAGTGGGTCTGACTACTGGGCTTCAAGTTCGGCAGCAATGGACTTGAGATGCTCTTCGCAGCACATGCCGTCCCAGTCAGAAAAGAACTGATCTGCAGCAACACGCAAAACAGCAGCGGCGGTCACTGCATCATCAATGTCAGCATCGCGGTAAGCATTAAGTACCGCTTGTGCAGCTGGTGAAAGTTGTTTTTTCATTAGTCAGGAAGGCATTCAATGGCATTAAGGATAATGTCATATTGTTTCTTATCAATTCCAGATTCCACCAGAACATCTAAAGCCTGGAGTGCCTGTTCCTTCAGGGTTAAACCATCGGGACGACGGAACTCATAAAGCTTTTCAGCTGCTTCTTCTGAGTCTTCGTACTCATTGGTTTCAACCCATTCGCAGCAAGCATCGAGTTCCTGATCAGCACCCCAGCGTGCTGCTTGATAGATCAGGTTTGTTGTTTGAATATCTTCGTTATCGTTCTGCCATTCCACAAGCCACTGCATGATGAGATCAGCAGGTGGTGTGATTGGATGACCAGTGTCACTCATGAGAAGGATCAATCGAGAAGGGCATAGTGATCCTCACGGATCTTGTCGTACTCAGACTCTAGGCAAATGCGCATCTGCGAATGCTGTGATGGAGTCTTCAGTCCATCCCAGAGCACGCTGACATAGCAGACCCTGGCGGTACGACCGTTACGAGAAGAAAGAACTTTAATGGTGTTATCAACGACAACACCGCGACGATGCGTGGCGTATTGCTTAACTTTTTCTCGCGCTTCTTGACGGATCGCAGAAAGCAGAGAAGCTTTAGGCCGCTCTGCTACGCGATCACCTGGTTGAAACCTAGGCTGGACAGGAGGCTGCTTCCGAGTCGCTGTCATCAGGTGCGTCGAGCTTGAGGTATTCGCGCATCATGGTAGCAAAATCTTCGTCAGTGAAATCTTTAATAAAGTTGTACTCAGGATGAGTCTCCTCGTCCCATTCAAAGGTAAAGATGCCGGTCTCATCTTCAAAGCTGACGGTGAGGCCGTCTTCACTGGAGATTTCCATCGTAGTAAGGAATGTTGACTTATCTTACTACTGATTAACAAGGAAAGCTAAGCAAGAAAAAAGCCCTCATTAGGAGGGCATGGTGTTCTTAATCCAGGTGCGAACTGTTGTTTCACCCATATCAAGTTGTTTAGCAATGGCCTTAAAAGTAAGGCCTTCTTTTCTGAGCTGATGACAGATTTGTAACTTGGTCTCGTAAGGTGAATCCTTAAGATAGCTAGTGACTGTTGATTGATCTACATCAGTAAAGAGTGGATGCTCTTTAACTTGCTCTTTGATCTTGCGAATACGTGGTGCCTTAGGAGGATGAATATCTAAGACACCAGTGATGCGGATGGACCTGGCGCCAGGATGACTAGCAAGTGCTTTGTCCTGTGCATCCAGTCCATCCTTTGCCCTGATCTTAGAAGCAACAGGCTTACCGTCTCCGTACTGGATGAGGATGCTGTAAGTCTTCTCCATCAGATACGAACGTGCTTCCAGCTAACGTTGTCAACGACGTTCTTCACTGTAGCGGGATGAACGTTGTATGCCTTGGCGAGTTCAGCAAGCAAGGCCATCTTGGTAGAGAAGCTCTTGACAAATTTAGAGTCGCTCATCATGAGACGGATCTCACGAACGGATTGTTCGTTGAGCTTGGACATACCATTCAGCTCACCCATGCGCTTATCACCACCAGCGCGAGAGATGCTCGGCATCTTGACCTGGGTGCTGTGCACCTGGGGCAGAACCTGATTTAAAGGAGCGGTGATACGGATACGCTCTTCACCACGTTGTGCGGTGAGAATCAGTTGTCCGTCTTGCACATCGATGCTGGGTGCATCGGCTTTGGAGAGTTCGAGGAGCTGAACGGGTTGGAAATTAAAAGGCGACATGGTGCGTGTGCAATTGAGGTTGCGCCGTTTGCTTGCAAATACTAGCGGCGGCGATCTAGACTGGCAATGCACCTTCGGAATGGAATCCGGAAGGCTGTGTGTGCAAAGCAGAATTTGGACTGGGGTGGTGCCCGGTCCATTTTTTTATCTAGGATGTAGTACACATGTATTTAGTTAGGTGTTATTTATATAGTTATTACTTTGTATATATTTAATATACTTACGTGGCGGTGGGCCGTTCTCCAAAGGGAATGTTTTTCTGATTTATCTGCAAAATAAAATGAAGCCGAACAGTAGTACTGCCGGCTTCTTCAAATAGATTTAATTGTTTATTAGATTATTTATGTTAGGTTAATGATTCGCTTCAGAGCCATTCAAAATCTTCTTCAAACCACTTAACAAATTCAGGGCTACCTTTTGCATAGCGCTTACCATCAACCATATACATGATGTTAATGTCTTTCTCTTCAGACATTGTTAACAGCCATTGCAGATCTGTGCCTTTAATTACTGCACCACACTCTGCAATTTCAATATAGTCTTCCAGTTCACCGTTGTTCTTCCAACTGCGCCAGCTACCAATCAGCTTGGACTTGTTTGGTTTCATCCACTCTGGGAATAAACCGTCCATTAACCAGGCGCACTTGTATGCACGGCATGGATCTTCTGGTCGCTGCTCATAAACGGTGCAGCCATTACAGCCAACGTAATGGCAGGGAGAACCATACGTTAACTCCTGGCCAAAGACTTCTGCATAAAGCCAGCCATGGCAGCAGAGATTACAGTCACCACATTCACGTTGAACCTCAGGTTCTTCAATCTCTTCGATCTCCGCCTTCTCTTTCTCCTTGAGGGCGATAGCACTGTAGATCTGATTAAGATTCTTAAGATCCTGAGTGTTGAATAGTTTTTTCATGTGGACTGTTCGTAAGCAGTTGATCTAGCTTAGCAGTCATTACGAGATAAATCTTTCTTGTATTCGTAAAGACCACGGAAGAAACAACCGGAGACGAATCTCTGGAAATCTGTTTCATCCCGAACAATACCGAGACCTTTGAGGGTCGTCAATAGACTGGCGATATCCAAGCGTTGGTCATCGCTAAGAAAAAGATAACCTCTGTCCGGCATGTCAGTTGAGATTTATTGTTTATTGTAGCTTACCGGACAAATTGGCACATCAATGTTAGGAAGATCACATCTCTTCAAAGTAAAGAAACTTCTTAATTTCTTTATCATTTGCAAGAAGTAACTTCTCAATCGTCTTCAATTTCTTTTCAGCTGATAGAGCACGGTTGCTCCAGTAAGTAAGCTGTTGATTGGTTTCTGTTAGTTGTGATTCCAGAGCGTTTTGAAAGATTGCACTGGGGCTAATATCAAGACCAGATGTTTTCCACCTGGCGTGCATATCATCTGGAATACTGACTGATAGTACGACTGCCATAAAAAATCTGTGTTACCTCGATACAAGATAACACAGATTCTTATTGCTCTATTTAATTAAGGTCAGTGCTCAACCCAGTCAAGTACCTTGCTTCCTCCTGGCGACACAGTTGATACCAAAGGAACAGGTTCTGCTACTGCAAGTTGATCATTGACAAGACGCATGGCATTGGAGAACTCAATGGCATCGTCAAGATTTGGGAAGGCAGGAGCAAATGTGCCTACGTCATGATGATGGATCATGACAAGGTAGGCAGTCACAGGGAGTTTCATGTGTTGAGGAAGGGTTCCCCCAAGGATCAGTGACGAGGATGATCCTTGGAGTGGATTCAAACTAGCATGAATGGGCCGCTCTTGTACCAAAGAGTTGGATTCTCTTTGACAGCTTGATCAGCTTCTTCGTGATTGGTAATCTTGATGACTTCGCTTTTGCCGTCAGGACGTTGTGCAAGGATTGCCCATGCCAGTTTTCCTGTTGAGTTCATATTGGATTCCATGGTAGATATTTTCCATCCGGTAATTAATTATCGAGGGCACAAACCTGTCCAAGTACGGTGTTGTGTAGAGCTGAGAACCATTGCTACGACAGGGTTTGTAGGCAAACCAGCGTAGCAACGGTCCGATAAAAGAAGCTGAAGTTAACCTTAAGTTTTCCTTATCGTTTTATGAATAGGAAAGGTTAGATACCGTACGTGAAGTGGTGGCGTAATGTCCTGAATAATTTAGGAATGCGCTCGACCAAGGTAGCGATTTGCCATGGCTTGACCACCCGCCAGCTCTTGAACTTATAAATCTTGTCAAGACTCATGAGTACCAAGATGACTGAACAGCTGTCATAGATGATGCCAATGACCATCCGTACCTTGCGCCAGACAGTCCAGAACTGCTTGGTGCGAGCAAACTTGGCGTTACCTCGATAGAACTGATGTGCTTTAGTGCGGTACACCATTAGCCCATCACCACAGTTTGAGAGACAGGAAGCAGAGAAACGGAACGTTGCCTGCTGATCTTGTTTTGAATGGCAAGAACAATGTCCTGGATCTTGCTACGCAGAGAAGTAAGGATTGTTCTGCCGTATTTCCTGACGAGATAGGTCAGGATTAGTGCAGCACCAACGATGGCTGCAATCTTGAGGGCAACAGTTGATCCAGCAAGCAGTGCAATCATGTCATTGCATTGCTCTTGGCTTGCAGGAACCGTTGCTACGACAGGGATTGGACCAACACCTGGCGCCATCTGAGGGATGGGAGGAATGGCCGGGAGTTGTCCTCTGGGTGTGACCAAACCATTGAGCAGACTGATCTGCCTGAGGTTTGTTAGGTATTCAGCTGGTGAGAACATTGGATTGTGTGCAAAAAAGAACCGTGATCCAACAGCTCAAAGCAGGAGGACCACGGCAGAAGTAGTTTAAGAGCACAGCCTGGTGAGAACTGTTTGTGCAATACACTTACATGATTCTTATGAGTCTCAGTCTGTATCTACAGCAGTGAGTTCAAGCCGGTCCATCAGGTCAGCTTGAGGCTGCGTGTCCTTGGGATCGATCCTGGCGATGATGTTATCCATGAGGTCAAGAGCAAGGTCGAGACCCATTTCTTGTTCGCCATGAATACTATCAATAAAGAGAGGATCCTCAAGCAGGTTCGTAAGTGTGCTTTTGACATTAAGGAGTACTTCAATGAATTCTAGTTGCTTCTGGTCGGCTGGTGATTGACGGATCTTCATGGCGTTCACGTAAGCGGTGTATAGATTCATTGCAGTGTACACCTAATCAGTTTTGATTGTCTGGTTTGTACCAGGGTGCAGTGATCTGTAATGTACCGCCAAGAAGTTCCTGTGCTTTAGATCCATCAGGTTTGTGTTCCCTGATGATCGGTGTTACGTATTTCTTATCGTGTTCAATTTGCATCTCCTGTTGGAGCTTTTCAATTTGCTTATCGACTTTAGTCATGGTTCGTTCTGTTTTCCATGCTACCCAGTCCGGGAAGCAGTGAGCACGGATCGCTTTGATCAGTGGATTCATTTCCAATGATCTCTTGTAGTCGATAAGGATGTTAGTTATTTCATAGAGAGATGCATTCCAAATGTTGTACATGATTGAAGTAAACCATAGTTACTTCCAGTCTGTAGCATCTCCTTCTATTTCACGTTTGTATTGTTCTAACTGTTCCATAATTTTCTGTTCTTGAATATCACCCTCTTCGATGTTAGACATCATGAAGCGGTTGCCATTCTCATCAATAAAGCCACCAACAAAACCAGCACCTACACGGTCAGCTGCCTCCTTCATCCTGGCGACAAGTTGCATTGCAGCAAGTTGACGCATGGAAGGAGCAGATGTTTTGGTGAGGTCCTTGCTGCCATCGTTTGCGTCCCAATCGATGTTGTTCATAGCTTTGGCAATGAGTTGTTTGTTGGAGTTACGGTGAATAAAGAACTTAGGAACAGTGCTCATCAATCATCCCAGTTATCACAGGTATCGTGTTCACTCACAACAAACTGGAGACGCATGTCACCTGTTTTGAAACGCTGGGCATGGAAACCACCAGTGGCCCAGTAGCGTTCCTTCTGTGTACCTGCTTGATAGAGAAGATGACGAGCAGTTTCTTTCATGCGTTCAATAGTAGGAACGCGGGAGGTTTGATCTAGTTCGTCATCAATGTGTTGCCATTTCCAATCAAGTGCAACCATTGCGCGTTGCACTTTATCAAAGTCAAAGTGATCGATGATGTACTTAACTTTGAGAGCAAGATCTTCGATGGAAAGAAGTTCTTTCTTCTTAGGCATGGTTAAGAAGCAACAGTAAGTTTAGTGACGTTGAAGTGACGGATCCACTCCACTAATTTGATCGTGTCTTCCTTATTCTCTAGGCCGATACAGCCTGAGGTACCTGATTCGCCGTTACTCTTGCCCCAGCTGGGGTCTTGATGGAATCCAAGAGCACTACGACCTGTGGAGAAGAGTGGCATGATCGGTACCCAGAAGCCTTGTCCGAGTTCTGGATCACTGAACGGACCCCGAGCAATACCGTAACGGTCAATGCTATATACACCACGGGGGAGAGGAGCTTTGGTACCGGCAACATGACGATCACTAGTTTGACGATAGGAACGGCCTGTTAAGGCAGGTAACGTTTCAAGAACTGTTCCTTTGCTATCGACAAGTTGCAGTTGCCACAGCGGATCCTTGGTAGTCTTGACC